CGAGGCCGGCCGCGTTACAGGCCGCACCTACGCCAAGCCAGTGAGGCCCGGATGGTGATCGAGCGAGCGCTGGACCGGCTCATCGGCATAGTCTCCCCGTCCAGGGAGCGCGAGCGCATGCGGGCCAGGCAGGCCACGGAGCGCGAGCGCATGTACGCGGCGGCCAAGTCGTCGCGGCTCACCGGCGGGTGGACCCCGGTGGAGCAGAACGTCAACGACCTGATCTCCTCCAGCGCGCCGCAGGTCCGGGCCAAGGTCCGGCAGCTGGTGCGCGACTTCCCCTACTTCGCCAAGGCCGTGGACTCCATCCAGGAATACGTTGTGGGCGAGGGCTTCCAGCTGCAGAGCCGGGTCAAGGTCCGCAACGGGGACAAGCTGGACCAGAAGCGCAACCAGCAGATCGAGGACGCCTGGAAGCGCTGGTGCGAAGAGGCGGACATCTCCGGCCAGCTCCACTTCGACGAGATGGTCTCCCTGGCCAAGCGCCAGGAGGTGGAGGCAGGGGAATACATTTTCATCAAGGTCCCGGCCAAGCGCAAAAGCGGGCGCTTTCTGCCCTTCGCTTTGCAGGCCGTGGAGCCGGACCGCCTGAGCGACCTGGGGTCCATGCCCTCCAGGGGCAACGACATCAGGGACGGCATCGAGTTCGATCCCCAGACCGGGGAAAAGATCAACTACTGGATCGAGAACGACTGGGGCAAGGCCAAGGCTATCCCAGCGGACCGCGTGATCCACGGCTACCGCCAGCTGCGCCCGGGGCAGCTGCGCGGCATCTCCTGCCTGGCACCGGCGGTGATGCTCGCGTACGACCTGGGCGAATACATGGACGCGGAGATCGACGGGGCCAAGAACGCATCCAAGTATCTCGGCTTTGTGACCACCGGGGACCCGGGAACCTTCCAGGGCGCGCGCGCCCAGACCGACCCCCAGACCGGGCAGAAGGTGGAGGAGCTGGAGAACGCGATCATCGAGTATCTGCGCCCCGGAGAGCAGATCGACCTGGCCAAGCCGGACCGTCCGGCGCAACAATTCGAGCCCTTCACCCGCCTGCTGCTGCGCATGATCGCGGTCACCTCGGGGCTGCCCTACGAGGTGCTCTCCAGCGACTACCACGGGCTCAACTACAATACGCTGCGCAGCATCCGCAACGACCTGATCCGCACCATCACCCCGCAGCAGAACCGCCTGATCTGGCAGATGTGCCGACCGGTCTACCGGGAGTTCCTGGACAAGGGTTATTTGGCCGGCGTCCTGGATCTGCCGGGCTACCCGCGGCAGCCCCACTTCTACCAGCGGGCGGAGTGGGTCGCGCCCGGCGTGCCGTCGGCGGATCCGCTCAAGGAGGGCAAGGCCGCCGTGGATCAGATCAAGAACAATTTGCGCTCGCCGCAGGAGACTGTCGCCGCCCGCGGCAGGGATCTGGGAGAGGTGATGGACGAGCTCGCCGAGGCCAAGCAGATGGCCGAGGCGCGCGGGCTCAGCCTGCAGGAGGTGAGCACCTCCACCGCGAACAACCCCAGCTCCGTGGCGGGCCAGGACTAGGAGGACGAGCATGCCCATGCCCAAGCCCAAGCAGGGAGAGAAGAAGCAGGACTTTATCGACCGCTGCATGAGCGATTCCGTGATGCAGGACGAGCATCCGGACTCGGACGAGCGCTACTCCGTTTGCCAGGACCTCTGGGAGGAGGGGCGCAGCTCCGGCAAGCAGCTCACGGTGCGCAATCTGAGCCTGCGCCTGCGCCAGGACGGGACCCCGGAATCCCTGGACGAGGACAACCGGTCCGTGGCCATCGTTGCCGCGACGGAGCAGCCGGTGACCGTTCTGGACATGGAGCGCATGGAGATCGTGGACGAGGTCCTGCTCATGTCCGGGGCCAAGTTCGCCCAGCAGGTGCCGCTCCTGGATTCGCACATGCGTTTCGACACCCAGGACGTGCTCGGCTCGGCCAAGGAGTTTTCCGTCAACGGCGAGGAGCTGCAGGCCCGGGCTTACTTTTCCTCGGTCCAGGGCGGAGAGGACGCCCTGACCAAGGTGAGGGAAGGGCACCTGACCGATTTTAGCGTGGGATACTCTGTCGAGGATTCGGTTTTCGTCGAGGAGGGAACGACCGCGACCGTCGACGGGAGGGAATTTACCGGTCCCGTCCGCGTGACCACCGGCTGGACCGTGCGCGAGGTGAGCATTGTGCCCATCGGCGCGGACCAGAAGGCCAAGGCGCGGAACATGACCGCAACAAAAAGATCCGACCATCAAGAGGAGGAGGGTATGGACAAGCGTTTGAGAACATACCTGGAGAAGCGCGGCCTGGACCAGAACGCCACGGAACAGCAAGCGTGGGAGTTTTTGGCCAGGCTGGAGGAGCAGGACCAGCAGGCCAGGGCGGACGGCCAGCAGGGCCAGGGCGACGGCGACCGCAAGAGGGAGCCGGACGCGGATCCGGACCAGGTCCGCACCCAGGCCCAGAAGGAAGAGCGCGAGCGCGTGTCCGAGATCCACTCCCTGGCCCAGCGCTTCGGCTGCGAGGACATGGCCGGCAGGGCCGTGCAGGACGGCACGGATGTGGCTTCCTTCCGCAAGCAGGTGCTGGACGCGGTGGAGCAGCAGCAGAGCCAGGCCCAGCCCGGATTCCGGGCCGAGATGGGCCGGACGGACTCGGAAAAGTTCCGCGGGGCGGCGGAGGACGCAGTGCTCATCCGCGGCGGAATCGTCGAGAAATCCGAGCGCGGAGGCGAGGACCTGGCCGGGTTCACCCTGCGGGAGATGGCCCGGGAGTGCCTGCGGCGCTCCGGAGCGCGCGTGCCGAGCAACCCCATGGAGATGGTGGGCCGTGCCCTGACCTCGGACGACTTCCCCAAGATCCTGTCCGACACCGCGAACAAGGCTTTGTTCTCCGGCTGGGAGTCGGCGGAGGAGACCTGGGACACCTGGTGCGGCGTGGGCTCGGTCAGCGACTTCAAGCCGCACACCATGGTCCGGGCCGGTGAGCTGGACGATCTGGACGAGATCCCCGAGGAGGGCGAATACAAATACAGCGACCTCTCCGAGGAGCAGGAAGAGTACCAGATCGCCACCTTCGGCAAGCTCTTCGCCATCTCCCGCCAGGCCATTATCAACGACGACGTGGGCGCCCTGGTGGACATCCCGGCCAAGCGCGGCGAGGCGGCCGCCCGCAAGATCGGGGACGTCGCCTACTCCGTGCTCACGGCCAACTCCGCCATGGGTGACGGGGTCGCTCTGTTCCACAACGACCACAATAACCTGCTCAGTGGCACGGATATGACCGTGGCCAATATCAGTGCCGCGATCGAGGCCATGAAGAAGCAATACGATGTGAGCGGTAAGCGCCGCTTGAACATCCGGCCGCGCTTTTTCATCGCCCCGGTGGCCAAGGAGGGGGCGGCAGAGCAGTTCTTCAAGACCAACCTCATCGGCGGCCAGACCAACCAGCCCAACCTGGAGAATCCCTACGCGGGCAACTACTTTACCCGCGTGTATGAGCCCAGGCTGGACGACGACAGCGCGTCCGCCTTCTACCTGGCCGGGCCCAAGCGCAAGACGGTGATGGTCTTTTTCCTGAACCAGGTGCGGGCCCCCTACCTGGAGACCAGGCAGGGCTGGAACGTGGACGGAGTGGAATACAAGGTCCGCCTCGACGCCGGCGCCAAGGCCGTGGACTGGAGAGGGCTGACCAAGAACAGCTAATAGCCGGCAAGTCTAGGACGCTCTGAGCAGCTAATAGCCAGGGGGCGCACGAGGCGCCCCGGCACAACATTTCTCTTGAGAGGGAGGGCTTATGGCCAAGAACTATGTGCAGAAAGGGGACATCCTCGATCTGGCCATCGCGAGCAAAAGCGCCGGCGACCCAGTCGCCGTGGGTAAGGTGACCGGAGTCTGCCTCACCGACACCGACGCGGACGGCATGGTCCGGGTGCAGGTGACCGGGGTGTTCGAGCTGTCGGTCACCGGCAAGGACTCCTCTGACAGCAACGTCTCCATCTCCGAGGGCGAGGAGATCTACCTGGACAGCGGGGAGCTCAACAAGGACGACACCAACGGCGTCCTTTTCGGGTATGCGCTGGGCTCGGTGAGTTCCGGAGCCACAACCACCATTCCGGTAAGGCTCAAGCTCTAGATGGAGCTGTCCATGACCTCGCTTGAAATTGGCCTGATCGGAGTCCTGGCGAGCCTGGTTGTAGGGGTGGCGGTTCGGCTGATCACTCAAAGCAAGCTCGTTACTCGCAAGGAATGCGAAGCAAACCATCAACACGAGTCGAGCCGCCACGATCAGGTCCTGGAGGAGATGCAGGGGATGAAAAAGCAGCTGCAGGCCCAGTCCCGCATGATCCGCGCCCTGGTGGTGCACAGCGGGATGGATAAAAACCAGCAGCAGAAGATCCTTAATGAACGGGTGACGGATCTGGAGAGGTAGCATGGCCGACATAGCAGACCAGGCCCAGCAGCAGGAGGCGTATCAGCTCCAGGACTCCCTGGCCCGCGTGGCCGCGGC